AGGACTTGCTTGAGGTCCACCAGATCCATATGGTCCTGAACTAGCTCCAACTTTATTACCACCAAAAGAATTCTTCATCCAGTTACCCATCCCTAATCCTTGTCCGTATCCACCTCCAAATGCAGCAGCAGCGCCTCCTATTGCAGGAGATAAAGCTCCCAATAACCCTTGAGTTCCTGGCTCTGTCACCATATTTTGGCTATAGTTTTGTAATCCCTGTTGTCCGATGTTTTGTAATCCCTGAGCACCTGCCTGACGTAAATTAGCCCTAATTGATCCAAGTCTTTCTGCTAAATCAGTAGCTCCTTGTACTTGAGCATTTCTAAATCCAGAACTTGATAGACCTCCAGATCCCATTTGAGCGAATTGCTCAGAGATTCCAGGGATAATATCTTCATTGTATTGACGTAATTGAGGAGCTGCGAAAGCATTAAAATCTGCGCTATTATCCCCTAATAAGTTTCTATAGTAATCAGCTGCTCCACCGAAAGCACCACCAGCTCCTGGACCCATAGCTGAATTTTGAAGTTGTTGATATAATCCTTCTTGCTCAGGACGCAGAGTCGAAACGTTTTCTCTCTTCTCTGGAGTTCCTGTAAAAAAATTTCCTATTGATTTGAAAAAACCTGGCATAACCATTACTCCTGTTTCCAATTAATTTTTAACGAAAGTTCCATTACAATTCTTGGATATACTCCATTACGACCCAAGCTCTCGTATATGCTGCTGCTACTGTGACATAAATGTTTGTCACGTCATAAGTAATAGTGTCCGCGCCATTTGGTAAAGGCTCTCCTGTGAGTGCCGTAGCATTTGTGGCAGCCCCAAACATCTGAATCAAACTAAAGTTTGCATCAACTGTTACGCCATGTGGCTGTATATTAAGGCCTGCTGTTAATCCAGGAAATGTAATCACCTTTCGCAAAATTGTTCTAAATTGCTGTGATGATCCTCCATCAGTGGCAATATTAATTCCTGGTATAAACGCTTTTCCTGAAAGTAATTCTTGGTCTAAAAAAAAACCTATTTCTCTCGCATTGACGGCATTAGCCAATTTTTTCAGTTGCTCAACAATGAAAGGCATTCCCTCTTCCCATGTCTTTGGAGCTACATCGTAGACGGGAACGTAACTTTCTAAATTCTGACTATCGATTGGAATTGTCATATTAATTTCCTAGAGCTACCCAATAAAATCCCGAGTATTGACTAGAACTTGTTACCATAGCCCATTGAAAACTTGTGTTAGATACGGTAGATTTTCTTATGTCTATAGTTCCAGTTCCTCCTGCTACAGTTCCAGAACCATATATTTGAGTGAAAACTGCAAAACAATTATTTGGAAATGCAATGTTGTTTGTTGCAAAAGTCAAAGTTTGAAAAGTTGAAGCAGTTGAAGTTACTTGTCCCCATTGAAGAATCAATCCTCCTGGCAAGAATGTATACCCATTATTTGCTGCAATAGGGACAAAATTCCTTGTCAATTGCATTAATCTATTTCCACCAGATAAAAAGAAGAGAGCTTCATCCGTATTGATACCATCATTTATCTGAGCATTAAAAACTTGTCCATATCCTACAGTGGCTGTATATCCATTAATTGGTTGATTGTTAGGTGGATTTGATGCGGTGGTCGAAACAGGAACTAGGTGAATATCTGTATGATATCCATTTGGAGGAGTTCCTGATGTGCTAGTTAATGGCACATGATCTACAAGAAATTGCGAATTTATCTGAGTGAAATTTGCTTGCAGATTCAAATAATCCTGATTCAAAGGCACTGAACCACTTGGTATGCCAGGTTGGTAAGACATTTTTTTAATCTCCTATGTCACATACCTCCAAAATCTTAATGTTACGATTCCGGATATCTGTGACTGACTCAATTTAAATTTTTCTTGAAGTTCCTTCTGCGAACTTCCGTTATATAGTACTTGTGTAGCAAAATTTGTGTTAGAGCTGGGTTAGCCTCCCGCCTTTACGAATCCATAAAATTTGAGCATCTATCTGTACTTCTTTCTGCTGAGGAGTTCCTGACATCTGAAGATTCGAAAATGTGTATTGAAGAGTCAGAAAATTCGCTCGGGTTGCACAGAAAACACGCTGCCAAAACTTAGTGCCTTGTTTAGCTACTGCATATTGAGATGGGGATGTTGGTATAATAGAGTTAAAGAATGTGTCAGGAATTTCAGGAGTAGCACCAACAATTTGATTGCTATAAAGCGTATTAGATGGAGTTTCATCATCGTAATTTAGATAGACGTATAGAGAAATTTCACCACCAGAAACTGCAGACATTAAAATGTCTAGATAACCTATTTGGATATTTTGACCTTCGTCAAGAAAATTGAACTTCTTACTATTAATAAAGAAGTTTTCTCGGACGCTGATTACTCCTCCACCAACATAAGTTCCTGCTGGAGTACCAACCACTTCGATATCAAATTCATTACTAGTGGGATTAAATGATCTAAGTGTAAAATTATTTGCATCTATAACTACAATTGCATAGACACCACCGTTAAGATCTGAAAATGGTGTTCCCGAAGGAATTCCAGATATACTAACTACATTTATTGTTTGTTGATCGCTTTTAACACTATTTTGTATGTTGTGATTAGGACTAGTAATCTGAGCAATTCCACTGGCATTATTGACAATATTTGCGATGAAAAGACTGGGGTCATTAATGTTAAGCTGATCAAGTTTCTCAATAAATCCTTGTTGATTTCCACCGACAATAACAGGATCTCCAGCATCATCATCTAACCACGTCTTCTTATATTCGATCCATGTTTGAGGAATTTGAAGCCAATTTGGACTATTTTGTAATTGAAAAGTTCCCAATGCAGTCAAGGAATCATTGAATATTGCCCATGAATCATTCTCATAGTTATAGAGAAGTCTAGCGGTTGGAAAAATCCAATTTGTATTTCCTACATTGGGATAAAAGCTGACTAAAGGAATAGTCCAGTAAGCTAGACGATTCGGAAAGTCGCGAATACCTTGTACTCGAGAAACTCCATTATTTAGGATATTAAATTGGAACACAAAGTCAGGAATCTTAATATCTATACGTTCTGCTTTATAGCTATCACATTCTATTATTCCCTTATCACCTATGCTTACCAAAGAGGTATCAAATTGGATAGCTGCGAATGTACTTTCCGCCCCTAATTCACTATTGACTTTCTCGATTTGGAAAGGAGCGATACTACGCCCCGTATAACGAAGTTGCCAAGTCGAACGCTCGCAATAAATAACGAGATTATCCCTAACAAAACCGATAGATATAATATCTTCACTAGTTGGAATATCAAGAAAACCTCCTTGTCCTCTTATGTCATCTCTCCATGATCCTTTTGATGGTGGTCCAGCTGCATATGGAATGAAAGGATTACCGATTGTCGACCATCTAATTCTATTAGAAAAGTTTTTAGCACTTGCCGGTCCTGCCATCGTATCGCCTTCATAAGTATTGAAGACAACCATGCGTCCTCGATAAGGAAGGTTGCAGAGCCAATTAAATAGAGAAGTTGTTGCATCAATCTGATTCCAAGTAGATGAAGTAAAGTCTACCCAAGAAATTCCATCTGTTATTCTTGGAGGATCTCCACCGCCCGCTTCTCCACCACTTCCGTTAGTTTCCCAGAATAGTTTCGTTCCTACAGTCGTTCCTATTCCAAAAGTTGCAACATCACTGATCCAATAATTTGTTGACCAAAAAAAGTCAGTACCACTAACGCCTAATCCTGCTGCATTCCATGTCGTTCCAGGAATAAACTCTTGAAATACTCCAGTAGTACCGTTATAGATGTAAGCATATTTTTGATCGAAAAATATTGTTTGATCCTGAGCACTATTTTGTAGTTCCCTAGTCCTAATTCCCATAACAGGAAGCCCAGGAAAATATTGAATAGTACCTGAATTTAAAGGCATTCCAGGTCCTGTATAAGCTCCTGTGGCATAATTAACAGTGCCATTTAATCCCATATTACTAGTTAATATACCACTTCCATTATCAGTCCAAACTTGTCCTGCGAAACCTGTTATATTTATAGAATTTGGAACCAAAGATGCTGTACTTTCTAATCCACTTAGCAAATTACCTGTATTATTTCCGGTAACATCAACAGATCTTTGGAGACGACCAAGTAATTGAAAACCTAGTTTTCTTTTGATACGCTCACGCCATACATAAGCATTTTGTAAAACTGGATAGGCATCATCTGGCAAAAGAAAGTTCTCTCTTTCTTGCACTAATCCCGTAGTCATGCCCGTGATCTTCAAGGGGGAATATCCAGCCATTAAAACCCCTGTCCAATCCCCCATCCAGTACCATAGCCATATCCGGTCTGTGTGGTATTAAATAGAGTAATATTGGGTTGACCGATTTCTTCTACTGCTTGACGTTCTAAAACAAGTGCTTCCTGTCTTTTAAATCCTTCTTGAAGATTAGCCACTCCTTCCATGTCTTGTCGATCTCGTAGTATTTCACTTGCAGCTCCATACGCTATATATTGAGCCCATTGATTTAGAACTGGGTTATCTGTAGTAGACATGAATTGAGCTGGTGTCTGATAAACTTCTACTTCACACAAATATACGTTATCTGGGACTGGGCGAATCGTGAGTTCGTTATTCCAAAAAAGAAGATTGTATGGTCTACCCACTTGATAAGTTGCTGCCCATACGTTAATCATTGTTCCAGCAGCAGGAGCCACTGGAAAATTTACAGTGATCTGTGTAGTCACATAGTTGACAGTTCCGCAATATTGAGGAGTCAGAGATAGAGGAGGAGAAGGAA